ATCTGCTGACAGTGAATCTGCAGACACATTAGCTATTCCTGCAATACTTGGATCAGAGCTAGACCATGATGCCAGACCATCGATGGTTGCAGGATTGCCTTTCGCATCAACTGGTTGAATCGATGCTGTTACTTTATGATCATTTGGAAGTACTAACATAGTTACATTCTTGGTTGTGACCCCTCCATGTTTAATAGACCAGAGGAAGCAGGGTTTCTTTTCCTCCTCTAGTTCAAAATTCAGAGTGCCACTAATAACTAGCTTCACGGTTTTGTAGTATTACAAAACGTTTACATTAGCTACTATCAAATCTGCCCATTGACAAACAGTGATAGTATCATCAGCATGCCTAAGTGTTACAGTTTTCATACTACCTGCTTCATATATCTTTGCATACTGCCTATCATCAGGATTAACTAATAGCACAGTAGCAATTAGATCAACAGAAGGAAAATAAACCTTTTGTCCATTTTGAAACTGTGAGATGTCTTTCTGGGTTATCATAAAAATCAAGGCGAGTCACAATAACATCCGTCTGCTGTTAGTACTCTCTTAGTAAAGTTTGCGACATTGTAAGTTATAACACCACCGTTATAACTCATAGAACAGAGGACAGCTAATACAATATCATAAGAACTATTATTGATAGAAGTTAATTTACCTGTACCTACGGTTAGAACAACACTTGAAGAAATTGCTATATAAACTGCCCATTGAGTACAGTAGGAAACAAGTAAGTCATCAAAGAAAGCTTCTGATCCATTTCCGACAGCAAACCCATAAAGGCAATCGGCTGCATATGTATCATAAGCCTTAAATACTCCTAGTAACACACTCCGATATCCCCAATAGCAAGAAATAGAACCCGAACCATAAGTATCTGTTTCTGCTCCACTATCACAAGTTATACCATTGTAACAGCTTGCACAATGTAAGTTAGTGCCATTCAAATATCCTAGATTGTTTGATGCACCAAAAGCACCTCCTAAAATACTACTGTTAGTTGGAGAACCCCAATTTACAGCACCTAGATTTTTAGCAGTAACAGCAACCGAAACAACAGCTAGTGCATACTGTGGAGGTGTAGTGGTATTTCCAACAAACATAATCCCTTGAAGTAGTCCTAGTCCTCCACCGATAGGACCTACATCCATTCCATCTCCTGCTGGACAACTGATGATTGTTTTTAAGGCTATTATGGTTCCGGTTATCGTAGCTGTTATCGTTGGAAAAGGTGTTTGCGAATATGGATTCTTAACAGTTATTTTATTACCAACTTTAGCAGTAACTTTAAATACCCCTCGAACAACTACACTGCCACGAGTCAAACAAATAACCCAATCATTGACATTTATGTCCGAGACATCATCTACATTAAATGAAGTAGAATAATTTCCTGCTGTCCCAGTAGTCCCTGCATAACTCAGAATATTTCTAGTTTGACTTGTATTTCCTATAATTTTAATCTGCTGTCCATTAAGGTGATCTATAACTGTTGGTGCATTATTTTGTGTCCATGTGCCAGCCCCTACTGTTATCGTTGCTGTGACATTAATAGGAATTGTATAATTCTTTAGATACGCAATAGCTCTATTAATAGTAGAGAAGTTAGGAAAGACATCGTTAGCACCTATCAAAACATTTAGATTTAGATCTTGTGTTAAAACATTCTCTGCAATATTGATAGTGTTAGCATCTTCTGAAATGATTATTCTAGCACCTGGAACTAATCGCTTCATGTACGCAACATTAGCTTGCGTATAACTCCAAGGACCAGCACCTACAGTAGGAGCACCAATATTAGTGATGGATAGTTGTGTTCCTGCTGCAATATTGATAACTACGTTAGCTGCTTTATCGATTTTAACTACTACTTGTAGAGAATTAACTACATCTGTAGATCCAGCATCTGGAATACCAGGAATATAGTCAGATTGTAAATAAGAATTACAGTAAGCATACATCAAAGTTGTTCCTACAGGAGGATTTGGAACAACAGGATTGGATTTAGGAGAAGCAACAGACTCCTGAACAACGGCTGTAACACCTCCAACTAAAGCTCCGGAAGCTACTGGTTGTTCAATAGTTGCAAAAACTCCTAACTCTCGAAAAGTAAAACCAGCATCCAACTGTGCACTAGCAATGTTTCCAAATAATGTAACCTGTCCTTGGCCGTCTATTTCATATTTAACTAATGCAACATCACAAATAGGATTCACAAGAGCAGTCATTCCAGGTATAGCAGAATCACTAGCAATAGTTCCATCACCTGCCTGCATCTTAAAGAAAGTTAATCGTCCTCCTCCAAGTGCAGTTGACAAAGCATCCCAGCCTACATTAGTTAGTTGCTGATTTAAAAAATTGCTCATTTTGACATCTTTATTTTGGTTGTTAACCTTTGAGTGACAACAGAAACTGTCCACAAGTTCTGCATCCATTGTCTAGCTCTAATAAAACTATCCAACCAACTACGTTCATTTTTAAGTGCATAGACAGCTTGAATAACAGTTGCCTGTTGTACAGGATCAACAATTGGATCTTCCGTTATAATTCTAAAAAAATACGGTCGTCCTCCATACTCATACCACTCTGTAATCGCCCCTTGCTTAAAAACTACTGACAAAACTCGATTAACTGCCCATTTAGTTCCCTTTTTTGAATGCCATTGAAGTGATTCTAAAATAAGCTGTCGTTTAGTCGCATCATCGAGTGGGCCACCCCAATCTTGCCAAATATCAACATGAAATTGCCATGATAAAATATCCAACAACGGAGAAACTTGTGTAGCTATGTTAGGAATAAAACTTATCGATGGGATTTCATCGTAGATTGCCTTCAATTCCTGATCAATAGCATGGCAGGCAGCTTGCACCTGTGGATCACCCTTAATAGAATCAGGACAGATATCAATAGTGTTAAACATTTTGTAACGCTACAAATCCTTTACTTCTCTTCTAACCCTCCATAGGTTAGTGTACTACTAGGACTAACAACAGCTAACGTCTTCTCATCAATAACCGTGAATGTAGGAGCAGTAACTGTTACTCTCTTTGCACCTGCATCTATTAACATTTGAATAGCTTTTGATGGAACTACATCTAATCCTATCTCACTACTCTGCCATGTTATCCAATCAGCAAAAGCAGTTTGACAAGCAGCAATTATCTCCTGTTCAAACTGTGCATTATTTTGGCTAATCCAATACTCCATATTAGCTGTGATATTGTTAACAGTTGGTGCTTGCACAAATAGCTGATCCGTTAGCGGTCTAATATCATCAGCATTACAACTAGCATAGATCTGATTGATAACTGTTGAATCTGGCAATACTCCACCACGCATTAGAGGATAAATGTACACCTGTCCCGCCACACTAGCATCAGACCATACACTAACATCCACAATGTCTGGATTAGCACTAGCTGCCCAATATTCATAGGCTTCCTTAGGACCAGCAACAGAAAAGCTTTCAGGTGCCATCCATATTCTAGCTCTATAGTGGTCGTCATCTTCTATATTTGCTCCACCTCCACTTGTAGTTGTGTTAGATGCACCAACCAAGAATGGAGCAGACCATTGCACTAATAGATTAATCTGTCCTGCTACATACCCATTAGCTGCACTACCTGCATTTACTGCCTGCGCAGGGATATCAGCATACAAAGCACCTGCTGTTATAGTACCATCCTGTGTAGTTGCAAACTGTGTACCGTCTGATGCCTGTACTAACGTTCCTGCTGGCACAATCGAATCTGTAGTTAGAGCTATACCTTGTGACAATGAGAAACGAATGGTGCAACCAGCATAGGCAGCAGGTAACCTAGAACCACGTTTAGGACCATACAGAGCACCTATGTTATCCAGATCGGGACCATGTGCATACTTGATCAAATTCTCTTTGCCTGTACTGTCTACAATCGAGCGTTGTACTGTCAACTGATAGATCATACACAGTAGAAATAATCGAACAGGGTCACCTCTAGCTAATGATTTGTTAATTTGTGTTTGCAAATAGAAGTACTGTTCATAGTTAATGATAACTTCACTCTCTATAACAGAGGCATCCTTCTGACAAAAATCTATGTCAGGTACTACACTAGAATCAAATCCAAACAATGCCATAAATTAAAAACCAGTATCTGCTACATAATATGGAAATCCAGTATTGCCTGTACCGTTAGTATTCGTAGTTATACCATTAAAACTATCTTGATTCCCATATGATGCACTCACAGTAAAATCTACACCTCCTGATGCACGAAAAGAATTAGCAGCACCTGTAAGATGATGATATATTTTAATATTAGTACCCACTGAGGCCAACGTACGTTTATAGAAAGATGCTCCTTGCCAATTTGCAGTACCATTCATATTATAAAAAGGGGCAACATTACCACTCTGGCTTGCAGTCCCTGGCTTAACTCCGGTATCATAGTTAGTTGCATAGAAACGCTGACAACGCTCAAGATTAGTAGGATAATCTAAATCCATTAATTGGC